GGACAAGTATAGTTCCGAGTCAATACCGAGGTTTGATTTAAGAACAAATAAAAGCATAACCGAAATAAAAAATTTATCTAAAAAGCAATTTACAAAAGCTGAAGACCTACACGAATTGTCAAAACAACAATGTAGTCTTTTTGATTTTGAAACTGATTGTTTTTGTAAAGCAAACTAATATGGAAATTAAAGAAAAGATTGAACAATTAAAAGCAAAGTTAACAGGCAACCTTTTTGAAGATGGGGAGCTAATGATGGAAATTTATGAGTTGAAGAAACAACTTAATCCCGAAATAGTGGATAATCCCGAAGCGGACGAAGATGAAGATATTTGCCTTTTCTGTGGAAGTTAAAAACTGTTTTATCTGCAAGCGAAATCTACCCTTGTTTTTGTTTTTAAAAGATGATTCAAAATACCAAGTCAAAGCCGAAAAAGGTAAAACAAAAGTATGCAGGGTGTGTAATATTAAGCGAAGTTTAAAAACAAATAGTATCTTTGCAAGGGTAGATGGTAAATTTATAACAATAGAAAAAAGTAAGATTCAAATAATAAAACACTTTTTAAAATGAAAATTAAAGTTAGTACAAGAGTTGTTTTTATATTCAAGAACCATGTTGTTAAAGTACCCATAAGTTTACGTGGGTATTTACAATGTTTACAAGAACTCGAACTTTGGGATAAGTACAAAGATTTAGGTTTATTAGGTGAACTTTACAGTTACAACCGTGGAATAATCAGAATGAAACGATACGACCCTATTAAGGCAGTTGACCACTACGACATAGCAATTGTAAAAGAAGCGATTAAAGAGCTTGATATTGATATGTGCGACCTTTACAACAAAGCAAACTGGGGAGAATTAAACGGTAAAAGATACCTAATTGATTACGGTATCAATGAAGAAATATCAAAAATGTATAATTTATGAAATTAAGATGTATAGAAAAATACTTTGCTAATTTTACTTATGGTAAAGTTTACGAAGTTGTCGGGCAAACAAAGAGTTATATTTGGGTAATAAACGACAAAGGGCAAGATCATCAATTTGATACTTTCGAGAACTATTTTGAAGTAGTGACCGATAACGCACCAAGTCATTACAATAATGAGAAAGGTAGTTTGTATCTATTTGCAGAACAACAAGGACTAAATGCATGGGAATTTGATTTAGTTAAACGTCTTGTAAGATGTAGAAAAAAAGGTAACTTTGTGCAGGACCTTGAGAAAACAAAATTTTTAATCGATTTATATTTACAAGAATGGAAAGAGAAATAATTAATTGGGCTAAGGCTCGTAAGTTAGACAACCCTGACAACAAGTTTCAACAACTGGCTAAGGTCATGGAGGAAATTGGAGAGCTATCATCTGCAATACTAAAACGAGATATTTCAGAAACAATAGATGCGCTAGGAGATAGTTACATCACACTTGTTATATTAGCTAATCAAATGGGTTACTCGTTAGAAGATTGTGCAAAGAGAGCCTTTAAAGTTATTGAATACCGAAAAGGTAAAACAATTAACGGAACATTTATTAAAGAATAATTTGTATATTTGCATATCATATAATTAGTTTTAAACCCTTGCAGCAATTGGTGTAAGGGTTTTTTCGTTATCTTTAACCCCATGAATCTAATTGAAATAGCAAAGCACCATGATGAATGGGTAAGAATTGTTAAACGATTTGGAGCCAAGACCGATGCTGAAGACATCGTTCAAGATATGTACATTCGTTTTCACAAGTACGGTAAAGGTCAAGTAGTAACCAAATCATTCATTTGGATAATGCTGCGCAACTCTTTTTACGATTCATGCAAGCGTAATGTTTCAACAGTAGACATTGACCTTCTTGTTGACCTATCAGAAGACCAAAACAACAAAACGTATGAAATAGAGTTATACTATCAGAGTGTTGAAAATGAAATAAAAACATGGGAATGGTTCGACCAACAACTATTTTTATTATATTTACGAAGCGGAAAAAGTATGCGAGAATTAGAGAAAGAAACTAAGATAAGTTTAACTTCTATTTTTCACACTATTAAAAAATGTAAACGAAAATTAAAGATATGGCAAAAAGAGTATCGAAAGGATTTGGAGATACAGTAGCTAAATTTACTGAAGCAACAGGGATTGACAAGGTTGTTCACTTCATTGCTGGAGAAGATTGTGGATGCGATAAACGTAAAGAAGTATTAAACAAGCTATTTCCTTACAAGACTCCAGAATGTTTAACAGAACCTGAATACAAGCTATTAGAGGAACTATTACCTCAAATTTCTGTTAAGATTAAACCATCACAACAAATTGAATTTCTAAAGGTTTACAATAGAGTCTTCAAAACAAACGAACGACCAACTTCATGTGCTTCGTGTTTGAACGATATGTTACGTAAAGTTAGAATAGTTTTTAATGAATATAACAACGAAATAAAATGAACAATAAAACATTTAAAACAATAACAGACGCTTTTGAATTAGAAGTAAAAAGACTTGAGAATTTAGAAACTGAAAATAAAACTCTTTGGCGAAAAGTTTATAATTTGCAAAAAGATAACGACATGTTAAGAGATGATTTAAAACTTTTGTCAGGGGAGATATTGAATAAAAAAGAACCGTATGACGAATGTGATTTAGGTGCGTTTTTAGGATGAGAACATTAATTAATTAAAACAAAATTAAATGGACAACCGAAAAAACAACGGTGGACATTCAACTGCAGGAAGAGCTGGACGTAAACCAAAAGACGAGGAGAATAGAATTAGAGATTTAATGAGGCTTTATTCAGTAGATGCTATTCAATGCTTAGCTAATATCGTAGTTAGTGATACGTCAAAGGATGCTGATAAAATTAGTGCCTCAAAGATTATCATTGAATACTCATATGGTAAACCAAAAGAAAGAGTTGAATCGGATATTAACATCAACACAACAACACTAAAAGACTTAATAAGTTTTGGTAATACTGAATCCGAAATATAAAACATTTGCAAATGATAGTAGATATTTCATTGTTACAGGTGGTCGGGGTAGTGGTAAGTCATATTCTATTAATCTACTATTACTACTCCTTACATATGAAAGCAACCATGTTATCTTATTTACAAGGTACACTCTTACTTCTGCTCACATCTCTATTATACCTGAATTTATTGATAAGATTGATATATTAGATAAGCACAAAGATTTTCACATTACTAAGGATGAAATAATAAATCTAAGGACAGGAAGTAAGATATTATTCAAAGGTATTAAGACATCGAGCGGAACCCAAACAGCTAACCTAAAATCATTAGCAGGTGTTACTACATGGGTATTAGATGAAGCTGAAGAGTTAACCGATGAAGATGTATTTGATAAGATAGATTATTCTATTCGACATAAAGAAAAACAAAACAGAGTAATACTTATTCTTAATCCTGCAACTAAAGAACATTTTATCTATCAAAAGTTTTTCGAGAGTAAAGGAGTAGAGGCAGGAGTCAATACAATTAAAGGCGATACTACGTACATTCATACAACGTACCAAGACAATATATCAAACTTATCAGAAAGTTTCTTAAATCAAATACAAACGATAAAAGAACGTAGACCCGATAAGTATAAACACACAATACTCGGAGGATGGTTAGAGAAAGCAGAAGGAGTTATCTTTACCAATTGGAGAATTGGAGAGTACAACAAAGATAATGGCTCGGTGTTTGGACAGGATTACGGGTTTAGTAATGACCCAAGTACATTAGTTGAAACATCAATAGATAAGACTAACAAGATTATTTATGTTAGGCTGCACATTTATCAAACAGGGTTAACCACCTCACAACTTTCACAACTTAACAGACAGTTTGCAGGACGTGACTTAATAGTAGCGGATAATGCAGAGCCACGTTTGATTAACGAATTAAAGTCGCAAGGCTTAAACATTGTGCCTACAATTAAAGGAGCTGACTCAGTAAAATATGGAATAAGTTTATTACAAGACTATGACTTAATTATTGAAGAAAATTCCGTAGATTTGATAAAAGAATTAAATAATTATTGTTGGTTAGAAAAGAAATCAGAAACACCAATAGATAAATATAACCACGCGTTAGATGCGTTAAGATATGCAGTTAGTTATCAATTAAGTAACCCAAATAAAGGTAAATATGGAATCAGGTAAAAGTTTAAGACAAATGATTAATGAAAGCAGCGTTAAAGTTGTGGATGCTTATAAGGATGAGTATGGGGATAATTGGAAGTTCCAATGCGTTGAGTCAATCGACAACGAAGTAGCGAAAGCTGAAGCATCGTTGAAATATTGGAAGGGTGTAAGGGCTAAAGTAATGATAGCAAAATGAAAGTAGATATAACAATTAAACATTATAACAATTCATGTGGTGATGGATGTTGTCTTGATTACGGTACAATAACAGAAGTAAATGGAGAGCAAGTAGTCGATAGTCAAGACATTGAAACAATACTTAAGCGCATTCTTGAAAAGTTAGGTTATGAAGTAGAAATAGAAAGTATTTATGAAGATTGAAATTGAAATACCTTCCAACCTGTCCGAGATTAGTTTAGATAGGTATCAAAAGTATATGCTTACTTTAAACAACTCAGACGATAAAGAGTTTGTGTTTCAAAAAATGATTGAAATCTTTTGTGGTTTAGAACTCAAAGAAGTTGTTAAGATGAAAGCATCAACCGTTATTGAGTTGGTGCAACACTTTAATAAAATCTTTAACGAGAAAACAGCCTTTAAACATAGATTTAAATTGAACGGTGTAGAGTTTGGATTTATACCTGACCTTGAAGAAATAAGTTGGGGGGAATACATCGACATTGAATCTAACATCGGGGACTTTCAAAATATACACAAAGCGCTTGCTGTAATGTACAGGCCAATTGTAAAAGACGTTAAGGGCAAATATGAAATAGAGCCTTACAAGGGTGATTTAAGTTACTCAGAGGTTCTTAAATACGCACCCTTAGACGTTGTACTACCTGCATCTGTTTTTTTTTGGACTTTAGGAATAGAATTAATAAGCAGTACGCTGTCCTCTTTGGAGAAAATGAAGAACAAAACCCGTATAGCGAAAATGTTCAATTCTCAAAACAATGGGGATGGTATAGCTCAATCTATCACGTCGCTCAGGGAGACATTAGAAGATTTGACGAAGTTACAGCGTTGGGGCTTCATCAGTGCTTAACATTTTTAACGTTCGAACAACAAAAAAGTAGAATAGAGGTTAAACAATTAAAGCGATCACATGAAAAACTATTATAACCTATCAACTTTATTGCATGACTCTATACTTGCAGACCCATTAGTGAATAGAGTAACGAAGGGCAGCCTTGATAAGATTACCAATGCAAAGCAAGATATGTACCCACTTTGCCACATTATATTTAATGATGTAGCATTTAGAGGTAATACAACGGTGTATAATGTTTCATTGGTTATGATGAGTATAGTAGATATTAGTAAAGACGATGTAACGGATATTTATAAGGGCAATGACAATGAGGACGATGTATTAAACACTACTTTAAGCATACTAAACAGGATATTTGAGAGAGTTCGACGTGGTGATATTAACGATGCTGGGTATGAAGTGTTAGACGATACAGCAAGTTGTGAACCGTTTGTGGACCGTTTCACAGATGCGGTTGCAGGTTGGACCATGACCTTTGACATATTAGCACCAAATGAGATGACAATATGTTAGCAGATTTAAGAGAGTCAGGGCTACAAGCCGCATTGGATAAGTTCAAGGCGTCTGTAATTAAACAAGCTCGTACTAACTTAACGAAGGGACGCGCACCCTTTGGCAGTAACAACAACACACGGAGGTTATACAACTCACTCAAAGGTGAAGCAAAGGTTTACGCTAAAGGTTATTACCTTAATTTCCAAATGGAAGAGTACGGTAACTATCAAGACAAAGGTGTTAAGGGTAAGCGTTCAAACGCGCGCGCGCCAAAATCACCATATAAATTTGGGAGCGGAACGGGAGCAAAAGGGGGATTGACGGAAGGAATACAAAGATGGGTTAAGGCACGTAAATTTCAATTTAGACAGCGCGACCCCGAAACAAAGAAGTCAACGGGTAAATTTTTATCTTACGATGCGACTGCATGGATAATTACAAGGTCAATCTACGCTAAAGGGTTAAGACCTACTTTGTTTTTTACTAAACCATTTGAAGCAGCTTACAAACGTTTACCTCAAGAATTAGTAAATGATTTGAAAATAGATTTAGAAAAGATTTTTAACTATTCAATTAAACAACCGAAATGATTAGAGCAAGGTCACCTTATAAAATTAGTATCAATGAAGCAAGCCAAGTTAGTACAAAGATTGAATTGTTTATCAGTGCAACAACTTTCTCCGGTACACCACAATATACACTTGGTAAAGCAATTCCTGCATCGAATGCTCCAACAACTTATTATGACATTGCACCATATATAAGGGAATACTTTGACCACACTGTTTATACTAATATTACAACCTTAACATCTTCTTATGGTAGCGTTCAAAAGTTAAATGTTAGAGTAAAGAGATATAAGACCGTTGGCACTACTGAGTCGTTAATTGACACAACTGATTACATTGCAACTGATGGATACTCAGAGTTTTCTAATAGTGTTAATTATAACGGTGGTAATTACTTGTTAGACCAAAAAAACTATTACTATCATAGTGGCGCGAATGCAGGTTTTATTATGGTTTACGCTGCAGCATCTGATAAGATAAGATGGACAAATGTTACCGATGGTGTTGTTAATTTAAGCGCATCTTTGTCTTTAGGTTGGTATTACGTGCCACGTTGCTATAATTCAGAGTTTACAAAAGAGTATACTGTAGAGCTATTAAACAGTTCAAACGTAATGCAAGCAACATGGACATTCAAACCTGTTGAAGAATGTTTATACACGCCAGTAAAAGTTGATTTCATAAATAAACACGGAGCGTTTCAAAGGGAGTTCTTTTTCAAAGCGTCAAATGATAATATCGAAGTAACTAACAAAGATTATAACTTAATGCAACCGTAC